TTAGAGAGTACAAGAAACGTGGTGGAAAATATAAGACTGTGAGTGCGTAATGGCAAAGCCTAGAGGTGGATTAACTAAATGGTTTGGTAAGGGTAAAGGAGGCAACTGGGTCGATATATCTGCGCCTAAAAAAAATGGTAAGTTTCAACCTTGTGGGCGTAAGTCAGCAACCAAAAGCAAAAGAGGATATCCAAAGTGTGTTCCAGCAGCTACAGCTAGAACTATGACAAAGGCGCAAATAAAATCTGCGGTTACACGTAAACGAGCTAATCCAACAGCTAAAGTGAAGACATTTGTACGAAAGAAGAAGAAAGCATGATAGGACAGATTATCTCTTCATTAGGTGGTCTTGCGTCTAGCTATTTAGAGGGTAAGACAGCCATCCAAAAGGCTAACGCCCAAATAAAGATGAAGGAGGCAACAGGAGAGATTGATTGGGATTTGGCTGCTATGAGAGCAAGTCAAAACTCCTGGAAAGACGAGTATCTTGTTATTATCTTCTCTATTCCAATGATACTCTCATTTTGTGGCGAATGGGGGCGTAGCATTACAACGGCTGGCTTTCAGGCATTGGCTGAGATGCCGGAGTGGTATCAATACTCTTTAGGCATAATTATATCAGCAACCTTTGCTACACGCTCTGCTGCTAAATTTATCAATATGCGTAAAAAGAAATGAAATGCTTTCATTGCGATGGAGACACAATAAAGACAGAGCATGAGGACTTTGATGAAATATTTAATGAAAAATATACAAGACTTACTAAGCTCCTGTGTATCGAGTGTGGAGCGTTTTATAATGTCTATCTTCCCTCAGAAAAAAAGTACCTCACGCAAGAAGAAGAAGACTAAAAAGAAAAGGAAATAGAGTAGAGGAAGAGATGTTCAAACTAAGCCAAAGAAGTTTCCAACGATTAGCTGGCGTAGACGAAGCTCTACAGGAGACAGTAAAACTAGCAATACAAAAGACCAAGATTGACTTTGGAGTCATCTGTGGCATGAGAACTGTTGAGGAGCAAGAGGCTCTTGTTGCCAAAGGCGCAAGTAAAACTATGAAGAGTAAGCACCTGGAAGGCAAAGCTGTAGACCTAATGGCATATATTGATGGTCGTGCCTCATGGGAATTGAACCTCTATGACGAGATAGCTGATGCTATGAAAGAGGCAAGTAAAGAGACAGAGGTTGATTTACGTTGGGGGGCTGCATGGCATATTAATAGTATGCGTGAACAAGAAATGACCTCCGAAGCAATGATGACACAATACATTGATCTCCGAAGGTCACAGGGAAGAAGACCCTTTATTGATGCGCCTCACTTTGAGTTGACCTAGGCATAATTAACCCTTGCTTTGCGCTTATGCGTTCAAATAGATTACGCTGTACGAGTTGATTTACGACTCTACCCACTTGCATTACCGATAGTCCTGTGGCTTCTGCTACCAGTTTATAGTAGGGTGAGAAGCCATGCTCTTCCAGATACTCGCTGATAAACAAGTACACTTTCTTCTGAGACTCATTAGCAAATTGTACCATCACAACATCTCCTTAATTGTTAAAGACTTGGCTCGTTCATAACGCTCCGGCTTGGCTTTTGTCATTGTAGGACGTTGCGCCTTATAGTGCCTGGTTATCCATTTAACCTTGTGCGATGTTTCCCCAAGATTGTTGTATAACTCTCCTTCCTCACTATTACCCAACTCCTTCATTACAACAGCCTCTAACTCTTTTATGCGTTCCTGAGAGGTCTTAATCATGCTTTTGAGTTGATGTATCTCAAGTATCTCATCACCAACATTAGCAAGATCAACTACAGGCGCATCACTATCATGGCTATCAAAGACCATAGCTAAATCGTTAGGGTCTTTTGATGGATACATATAGTCTCCTATCTCACCTCCCTTCTCTATAGCTTCAACTCTTGTGTAAAAGTCTTGGCATTTCTTCACGATAGCTTTTTGCATTTCTGCGTCTTCTTTGTAGAAATACAGACACAACTGAGAGCCACTATACAAGATAGCTATAACTCCCCATTTTCTTCCTGTAGCCATCAGACCAGCCTGTAGCTGCCACACTCCTAAATATGGTTGAGGTACATCACGAAAGTAGGTTTTTGTCGTTTTGACCTCTAGGTTGCCATCTCCTTCAATATCAAAGTCTATGCTCAGACCTTGTGGCGCAAATGTCATTCTATCGTCTATGGAGATAGTTTTTTTGCTTGGTACATGAAGGATGCCATCCAAAGACACAGAAAAAAGCCTTTTGCCATCGTAATGATAGTGATATGGCACTCGCACTTTATCTGTAAAGTTATCGATGCCTAGTCTATCAGCCGTTTTCTTAATGATATTAGGCTCATGTATATCGCCCCACTCCATAGCCTCGTTTTGCTCTACTTCTTGGACTTTGAAAGGTGCAATCCCTCTTTGCCCTAAGATATTGGTCAAAAGGGTGTTTGGAGTCATGAAAGGGTTGTCATCCATCAATGCCGGAATGAGAGACCCTGATAAAAATTTATTATCTGTTATCTTTCCTACCATGATGACGAACTCACATGGATTACAGGAAGATACGCTAAAATAATAAGACCCACTATAATAAATACTAACTTACATAAATCTATTAACATATTTTTCTCCTTTTTACGTTAATGTTACATCTATTAACGTATAATATACATCTATAATCCTTTTTCAACATCAATATATATATATTATATAAAAATTATATAGGTGATAGGCATGAGTGAAAGTGAACAACAAATTTTATTATTGAGTCCTGAAACAAGAAGGATGCTCAAGGAGGAAGCGCAAGCGGATACTTACAAGTCTATGTCGCAAGTGGCAGATGAAGTTCTCAGAGAAGGATTGAACGCCAGAATACAGGAAAGGCTTAAGCAAAAGATCAAAGAAGATAACCTTGCTGAAGCCGTAACCAATGCAAGGAATATCTATTATGGTGACGAATAAAAGGCGTGGGTATGAGGTTGAGCGAGAGGTAGTCAAGCTATGGCAAGGACTAGGCGTACCATGCAAAAGAATATTAGCCAGTGGTGCTTTCAAACACTGGGGAAAGAATTTAGCTGGCGATGTCGAGCTAAATGGGCTTCTGGTCGAAGTTAAAAGGCGCAAGAACGGAACTGGGTTTGCGTCTTTATACAAGTGGCTAGAGCAAGATGACGCAAAGATGTTGATCTGTAGGGCTGATAACAAGAAACGTCTTTATGTCATACCAGAGGAAGTCATGATTCAGTTCGCAAAAGATATGGGCTGGATGTTGGGCTTCAAAGCAACAGAAACAGTAAAAGAAGGAGATAACAATGAATGAAGTAATTGATTTAGGATTAATGTCTGAGGGTAACAGTGAGTATATACGGTTTAAGCCAAGTGTTAATGCGTGGATAGCTGATGGCGAGGAGGTGCAGCTAGAGGATGTATTATTTGACCCAAGTACACTAAAAACAGGATGGGGTAAGATAGCTGAAGGACAAGCTCCCGAATGGATATGGGATGCTGGTTTGGGTAAAAAAACACCGCAACCTTCCCCAGATCATAAGCGTGGCTTTTCAGTAATGCTAAAGATCAAGGATAAGGGATGGCGTGAGTGGTCAGCTAATGGCGTTGGTGTAATGATGGGAATGTCTGAGTTGTGGAATGTCGTTTATCCACAAATGCAAAAGCCAGAGAATAAAGATAAAGTCGTATTCCTTAAATATTCAGGCGCAAGAATGGAGAAGATAGGACAAGGTACTACTCGTATTCCAGAGTTTGAAGTCAAGTCATGGCATAGCTCTACAGATAAGCCACCAGTAAAAGAGGAAGCCGTTGTGGTTCAGGATGCAAACCCTGATCTACCTGATGACGAGATTCCTTTCTAACTATCCTCCCAACTAGGGGGCGTAACTGCCCCCTTTTTTTTTGAGCCATCAATGGAACTTAGTAAGCCACATCCAAATCCTACTATTCGCATCATCTCATTAGGTGCTGGGGTACAGAGTACAGTTATGGCTTTAATGGCTGCCAAGGGAGAGATAACACCAATGCCTGACTGCGCTATATTTGCGGATACTGGCTATGAGCCAGAAGGTGTGTATGAGCATTTGGATTGGTTAGAGAAGCAACTCCCCTTCCCTACTTATAGAGTCAATAATGGAAATATAAAAACTGATATTCTTGAGGCAAAAGAAACAACTAGATTTACAGCAATGCCCTTCTTCACAAAAGAAGGTGGAATGATACCAAGACAATGTACCGCTGAATATAAAATACGCCCACTTCAAAAAAAGACTAGAGAGCTTTTAGGTTTAAAGCCCAAGCAAAGAGCAAAGGATAAAGTCTCTGAGCAATGGATGGGTATTTCATGGGATGAAATGCAACGCATGAAGGAAAGTCGAGAAAAATTTATTTATCATAGGTTTCCACTCATAGAAAAACAAATGCGTAGGCATCATTGTTTATCGTGGTTTGAGACACACTACCCATCAAGAACCTTAGACAAAAGTGCCTGTATTGCGTGTCCATTTCATAATGATGAATTGTGGCGAGACATGAAACTTAATGACCCAAAATCATTTAATGATGCTGTTGAGTTCGATAT